GCGCGACGTCCTGTTGCGGGGATTGGCCCGAGAAAATGCTGGCAAACAGTTGTTCAAGGCCGGACATCGTTAGGACTCCTCACTGCGACGAGGACTGGGTGGGCGGCATTCGGCCAGCGAGCGCCCCGATCAATTGCAGCCAAGTATTGTCGGGCTCGCGCGTGGTCGTGGTCTGCGTGTAGCCGAACGGTGCCCCTCTGAGGGCTGCCGCCAGCACATTGACCACGTTTGCATCGTGGCCGTACTGGCGCAGGAACTCGCGATAGGCGGCATCGAGCTTGGCCTGTTGGTTCTGCTGCTGCACCGTGCCGCCAGCCAGCAGGGCCTGCAGACCCTGCAGTTGTCGTGCCTGGTCGGCGGTGGCGCGGTCGATCAGTGCTCCAGAACCCGCAAACAGGCGATCAAGCTGGCGTTCATTGTAGCCCGCATTCGCCGTGTCGGTTTGCAGGAACCGATTGAGATCAGCGAAGCGGTTGGCCATCGCTTTATCGTAGGCGTCGGAGTAGAACTTCGCGGCGGTGTCGCCGACCGCCGTCGAGGTCTCGCGGTTGAGGGCGGATTCGACGATGCCGTGGCGCGCGTCGCCAAACGCGCCTGACATCGTTGCTGACGCGCCGAGCCGGTTGCGTTGAACATCGGCGGCCTCCTGGATTTTCCGCAACGCCGGGGCCAGCGCCGCATCGACGTGCGGGTTCATGTAGTCCTTGATCGCCCCGAGGCGGCCGGTCTCGTCGACCACACGTTCGGTCTGAACGTTCTGCGCCGGCGCCTGCGCAAAGCTGCGCGCACCGCTGAGCGCGTCCTGCAGCACGACCGGCGAGTTCCGCACCATACTGCGCAGCCGCTGGAACGCGGTCTGCTGATCCGGTGTCAGATTGGCGACCATCTGACCGGTGTACTTCTGGAACGGCTTGTTGGCGAAATCCACGCCCTTCTGGACAAGGAGCTGGCTCGCCTGGGTGATCCAGTCAGGCAGTTGGATCGTGCTGGACTGCTGTTTCTGTTGCTCTTTAGCCATCAGGCATCTCCACTGGCCCGTTGGTCAGCATCAGGGTGTAGCCGAGCGGGACGAACCCGGCGATCTGCGCGTCAAGCGTCGTCCTGCTGCGCTTGGGCCTGCGATCGGGGGTGGTGACGCTGACAAAGACGATCTGATTGCGCGCCTGCCCCTCGGCGCGGGCGGCGCGCAGCAGGGCGATCCCGACCTGGCCGTGACGGAAGTCCGGTCGCACGTAGAACCAGCGGTTCATCAGGAACCCGGCCTGCCGATTGTACCAGAACGCCGTCTGCGTGAGCCCGAGCACGCCGACCGGTTGCAGTTCCTGGCGAGCGATGAAGGTCATGTCCTCGCGCAGGACCTGATAGATGTCGGCGGCTGCGTCATCGCAATTGAGCGGTGCATAGCCGCCCTCGCGATGCAGTTCGATCAGCATTTCGCACACCTCGACGAAATGCTGTTCGCTCGCCGTAGCCCGCTCGACGACGATGCGTTTCGGGTCGCCGGCGCTGTCCATGTTACTCACCGGTGCGCTTCGGCCCGCGCCGCTTAAGGTCCTGCACGAAGGTCAGAAGATAGTCCCGCGTGGCATCGATGGCGGCCTGCGCGGCGGCAAGGTTCGCGAGGGTGCCGCAGTTGGCGTCGAGCGTGCGCAGTTCGGTCACGTTTGAGAGTGAGAAGGCGTCCGCGACGTTGTCCACGGTGCTGTCATGACTGGCACGTTCGATGGTCTTCAGGGCGCGGATGCACCACTCAAGCGCACGCAGGCACCAGTCGAGCTTCTGCTCGGCGCTGGCGGACGTGGCGGGAGGAACCCCGGGTGGGCTGCCGATGGTCAGCTTGCGCATCAGCGCTCTCCTGCGGACTGCACATCAATGACCGGCGTACCAAGCCGAAAATCGCCGCCAATCGTGTTGGATCGAACGGTGAAGCCGAAATGCGTCGCCTGCAGGCGGCAGTTCTGCTCTTCGTCGCCCTCGGCGAAGGTCAGGGTGACTTCGTCGATGTTGTCTTGGCTGTTGGGGCGCGCGCGCCCATAGAGTTCGACGGTCAGATCGCCGCTCTGGCGCTCGCAGTCTGGCAGGAACCGCACGATGTCGGCGTTCTGCGATCCATTGGCCAGCGCGTAGAGGCCAAAGGTGATATGGGCCTCCAATGCTTCGTCATCGGCATCGGTCCCGGTTTCATGGCGCCAGATTCTGCCGTCGCCATCGACCATGATGAGCGAGCCATCGGACGGCCGATAGATGGTGCCGCACGTGCGCGCGAGCGTGCCGACTGTCCAGGACCAGTCGGTGAGGTTCACATCGACGTATTTGTCCGGCTCACGGTCGGGCGAGTCATGCGACACATAGTGCCAGCGGACCTGGTTGTGCGCGGGATCGTAGAGGCACCAGGTCTTGCGCGCCTGCTCGGCATCGAGGTCCGCAAACACGTAGGCACGCACGTCATCGGCGTTGGGGATCGGCACCACCCCGCCGTTGAACATGTGGAAATTATGGCCTGACATCCAGAAGGCCACGTCTCCAACGGTGGCGAATGCAAGCGTGCCGAGCAACCCGCAGTTCGTCCCCACACGGCGGTCGTCATAGATGAATTCCGACCCCGTGTACTGAAACAGATACAGCGACGTGTCGGACCAGATCAGGTTGGTGAGATCGGACAGGGCACAGCCGCCCATCAGGCGCGAGCCGTATTGCAGCGTGCGGCTGTTGGCGGTGTTGACGGCGGACGGTGTCCAGTCGGTGATGTCGTCGCGGTCCGGCCATTGCACGGTCATCGGCGTGGTCGTTCCGAGCAGCATCACGAAGCGCTCACCGGTGACGAACATTGCGCGCGCCGATGCCGGCGCGTTGGTCACGGCTTCGGCGCGGGCGTCGGTCTGCTCCTGCCAGAGATAGAGGGTCCCGGATGACGCCAGAGCCAGCAGTTCGTTGCCGTACTCGGCGAGACTCCAGGTGCGCAGATCAAGCCGAAGCCCAGCGGAAGTCCTTGAGGTACCCCAGGTTTCCGCACCCCAGGGGCCGGCACCCCAGCCCAGGCCCTCCACGCTGCCAGCGTTGCCGACGTTGATCTCGTAGGTGTATCCGACACTGCCGCCGCCGCCCGTGGCAGTGGAGCTTGCGGCGGCGGAGTGCTCGATGATGTATGAGTTGTTGTCGAGTTTCTCGACGATTTGATACCAGCCGTCGATGGTGATGCCGCCGACGGCGGTTGCTCCGGAGAACGATACGAAATCTCCCTCGATTGCCCCGTGATTGGTATGCGTTACCGTGACCAGCGTGGATCCTGCCGTCGTGGCAAACGGGTTCGTCCCGAGCGTGCCCGTGGCGCGAATCGGCGTGACGTTGCGGAGCAAGTCGCCAGAACTGATCACATAGAGGCGCAAATGCGTGCCGATGGCGATATTGCGGCTGTTGGTCGCATTGGTCCATGAAATCGCGCCGCGGGCGCGGCCCTCGACGGTGTCCGCGAGCAGCCGAGTCCAGCCCTTCCACTTTTCAGGCTTGCCAGCGACGAAGCGGACCTTGTCCGCGTCGCTGTAGCGGCCCTGTGCGGCAAAGAGAGTCCGGGTCTTGACCACGCCGGGCGGAATGTCGAGCGGCACGAGAGCCATCGCGGCACCTCATGCCAGTCCCGCATAGATGATCTTGCTCAGGATGTACGTCGGCTGCAGGTTGTTGTGAGCCGCGCCGGATCCGCCGAGCGGGACGGTGTGGGTGTGCGCGCCGTTCGAACTCGTCAGGCCAAGGGTGGCGCTGGCGCCGCTGCGACCGAGAAGGTAGTCGTTGGACGCTCCGCCATAGTCGCCGCGTTCCGCCATCGCCTGCGTCGTGGTCAGCCCAGTGGACGATGCCGACCCGTCGGCGGCGACGAAATGCGTGTGCGCGCCGTTGCTCTGCGCCGTGAGATTGACGTTCGGCAGTTGTGCTTGCGTCAGCGTATGCGTCTCGGCGCCGCCGGTCGCGCCGAGCGTGTCGCCGTTGACGCCGCCGCTCTGCCCAGTGAGGCGGTTGGCGGACGTACCGCCCATGTTGTCCTTGCCCGCCACCACGCGGCCGCGCAGGTCGGGGACCGGCATGCGCTTGTTGGCGGCAAAGTCGGCGGCAGCGGAGGCTCCGCGCACCGTCGCGGTGCCAGCCGAATCCTGGATCGGCAGTTCGGCATTGCCGAAGCTGTCCCACAGCAGACTGAAGAGCGTCTGCGTATCGGGGCTGTTGGAGGCGCGCAGCGTTGCCCCGCTCGCGGAATTGCCGACCGTGCCGCCGGAACACAACAGCCAATTGGTCGGAGCCGTCAGTCCGGCCCAGTCCATGATGATGCCGATGGGCAGGCTCGACACCAGTGCCTGTCCGCTCGCGCGCTGATAGTTGTGGATGCGGGCATTGGATGAGGCATCGGAGATGACGATGAACGTGTCGCCGGCGGCGGCGGTGATGTTCTTCCCTCCAGGCAGGATCAGGCTCGTTGCATTGTGCGTCAGGGTAAACGCACCGGTTGCGCGCACGAAGCGCTTGCGATTGGCTCCGGTGCCGAGGGAGGTGATCGTGGCCGTGCCGGAAATGGCGACGAATTCACTATTGGCGCCGAGCACGTTCGTTGTTGCGGCGCTCGCAATAGTGACCTCTGGTTGCGGGGACTGGATGAAGGGGTTGCTGAGCCTGATATCGGTGCCGTCGCAGTCCACTACGGCGGCGGCACCCTGATCGATCTGCACGCCGGTCTGCCCGCTCACCTTGCAGGTGAGGGTAAAATTGCCGCTGGTGTTGTTGCGCACGATCCAGAAGCCGCCGCGGCCGGAAAACTGCAGCACAGCGTTCGCCGCCAGCGTGCCATTGACCTCGATGATGGCGACGAGTTCCTGCGTGCTGGTGAGGACCGTCGTGCCGCCGCTGGTGGTGATGACGGTCGTATCGCCGAGGACATCGTCGATGCGTTCGAAATTGGCGTCGGCGATGTCGCCCCAGGTGTTGTTGTTGGCACCTGCCTCTTGGTTTGTGAGCAGGATATTCGGCGTCAGGGTATCAGCCATGTCAGGGCCTCGTCGAGGAAACAGCCGCGCGCAGGCGGGAAGCGACGGGTCGGACGGTGACCGGTCGGGTGATTGCGTTAGCTGGCGATCTGGCCGTTGCGATAGAGATCGTTGGTGCGCATGGCGTCGCCGAGCGCCTTTTCTGCCAGGGCAAGCTCGATCTGCTTGCGCGCATCGTCCTTCTTGAACGAAAACGCGAAGGCCGTGCAGACCGTGCGAAGGAGTGTCGGATAGCGCAGCGTCAGAAAATTGG